TTAGAGGCGGCGATTTCTACGCTATCTGGATTGAGGAACGGGGATTGTGGTCGACTGATGAACAGGATGCGGTTGACCTGATCGACCGCGAACTGGACCGATACGCCGAGGAAAACTGTAAGCGTTTTGATGACAATTATCGAGTCATGCACATGTGGGACGCGGAAACCGGAATGATCGACACATGGCACAAATACTGCCAGAAGCAGATGAAGGACCAATTCCACATGCTTGACGAGAAACTGATATTTTCAAACAGCAAAACGGGGAAAAAAGACTATGCCAGCAAGATGCTGAATTATCCGCTTGAGCAGGGTGAGGCGAACTCTTATGACAAGCTCATGAGTGTTCTGTACTCTCCTGCCGAGCGGCACAAAATCGAATGGGCCATTGGTTCGGTCGTGTCCGGTGACTCCAAGAGGCTGCAAAAGTTCATGGTGCTTTACGGCGCCGCTGGTACTGGTAAGTCCACGGTGCTCAACATCATTCAGCAGCTCTTTGATGGTTATTACTCTGTATTCGATGCTAAGGCTCTCGGTTCTTCAAGCAATGCATTTGCGCTGGAGGCGTTCAAGACGAACCCGTTGGTTGCCATTCAACATGATGGTGACCTGTCCCGTATTGAGGATAATACGAGACTTAACAGCCTTGTTTCGCATGAGCTGATGACGGTCAACGAGAAGTTCAAATCAACTTACGCCAACCGTTTTAAGGCTTTCCTCTTTATGGGCACAAACAAACCGGTTCGTATTACGGACGCTAAATCCGGTCTGATTCGACGTTTGATTGATGTTTCCCCAACAGGAGATAAGGTCGAGCCGAACGAGTACAAGACCATCATGAAGCACATCCCGTTTGAACTTGGCCCGATTGCTTACCACTGTCAAGAGGTCTATCTGGAAGATCCCGCTTACTACGACGGTTATATTCCGATTGCTATGTTGGGGGCCTCCAATGACTTCTACAACTACATCGTTGATTCTTACCCTGTCTTCAAGCGTGAAGACGGAACGTCCCTCAAGGCTGCTTGGGAGATGTATAAGACCTATAATGAGGAAGCAAAGGTCTCGTACCCCCTCAGCCAGCGAGCATTCAAGGAAGAGTTGAAGAACTATTTCCATGACTACACAGAGCGCTTCAGTATGGAAGATGGCACTCGTGTTCGGAGCTATTACAGTGGCTTCAGAACTGAAAAATTTGAGGAGCAGACCATCATTGATAAGCCGGAGCCAACAACTCGGCTGATTCAGTTTGATGGAACAGTATCCGCATTCGACAAGGATTGTGCGGACTGTCCTGCTCAGTATGCCACATCTAAAGAAACGCCCTCGCAGAAATGGGAAAAAGTCACGAAGACTCTTTCGCAGTTGGATACCTCTAAGCTCCACTATGTCAAGGTGCCTGAGAACCATATCGTCATCGACTTTGATATTCCTGATGAGAATGGCAATAAGTGCTTTGACCTGAACCTGGCAGAGGCGAGTAAGTGGCCTCCGACCTATGCCGAGGTCAGCAAGGGTGGTCAGGGTATACATCTACATTATATTTACACCGGCGATCCGACAAGGCTGAGCCGTATCTATGACGACCATATTGAGGTGAAGGTCTTCACTGGAAAAAGCTCGCTGCGCCGGAAACTCACTAAGTTCAACAACCTACCTATTGCAACCATAAGCTCTGGGTTACCATTGAAAGGAGAAAGCAGCATGGTAAACAACAAGGTGGTTCAGAGCGAGAAAGGGCTTAGGGTTCAAATCAAGAGAAATCTCAACAAGGAGATTCACCCTGCAACTAAGCCCAGTATCGACTTTATCCACAAGATTCTGACGGATGCGTATGAAAGCGGCATGGTTTACGATGTTACCGATATGCGCAATGCCGTCCTGGCCTTTGCCGCCAACAGCACCAATCAGGCAGAGTATTGCATCAAGCTCGTTAACAAGATGCCGTTCAAATCTGCTGACGCCGCCCCTGCGGCCAAGAACGAAACCGCTGATCTCGTCTTTTATGATGTCGAGGTGTTTTCGAACCTTTTCCTCGTGAACTGGAAGTTTGCAGGAAGCGCACAACCTGTGGTTCGGATGATCAACCCGACCTCTGAAGACATCGAGGGCCTGATGAAGTTCCGACTCATCGGCTTCAACTGCCGGCGGTATGATAACCACATTCTTTATGCTCGCTTGATGGGCTATACCAATGAGCAGCTTTACAACCTGTCTCAGCGGATCATCGGCAGCGAAAAGAAATCCAAGAGCAACAACTGCTTCTTTGGCGAAGCCTATAATGTCTCTTACACTGATGTTTACGACTTCTGCTCGAAAAAACAGAGCTTGAAGAAGTGGGAGATTGAACTCGGCATCCACCATCAGGAACTTGGCCTTCCGTGGGACCAGCCTGTTCCGGAGAGCATGTGGCAGAAGGTCGCCGAGTATTGTGACAATGATGTCATTGCTACGGAGGCAGTATTCAATGCCCGTAAGGCTGACTTCATAGCTCGTGAGATCCTGGCCGATGTGGCTGGAATGACCGTCAACGATACCACGAACACTTTGACCGCAAAGATCATCTTCGGTGGAAACAAGAAGCCGCAGGATCAGTTCAATTACCGCGACATGGGCGATGCCAGTCAGATTTGCAGCATGGATGATCTGCCGTTCAAGTTTGGGCCGGAAGAATATGACAACTATACGGCGTTTGACAAGAAAGACCGTCCGATCTTCCCTGGTTACAAGTTCGACAAAGGCAAGTCTACTTATCGCGGCGAAGAAGTTGGCGAGGGTGGCTATGTCTATGCCGAGCCTGGTATGTACGGAAATATCGCTCTGCTGGATATTGCTTCTATGCATCCCTCAAGCATCATCGCAGAAGATCTCTTCGGGCCAGTCTATACGAAGCGGTTTCGTGAGATCCGTGATGCTCGTGTCGCCATCAAGCATAAGGAGTTCGACAAGGCTCGCAAGATGCTGAACGGTGCTCTGGCAAAGTATCTGACGGACGAGAGTGCCGCCGATGCTCTGGCACAGGCGCTAAAAATCGCCATCAACTCCGTTTACGGTCTGACTTCGGCCAGCTTCGAGAATCCGTTCCATGACAACCGTAACAAAGATAATATCGTCGCCAAGCGCGGAGCCCTGTTTATGATCAACCTCAAGCACGAGGTTCAGAAACGGGGCTTTGTTGTTGCTCACATCAAGACGGACTCTATCAAGATTCCAGACGCTACGCCTGAGATCATTCAGTTCGTCATGGACTACGGTAAGATGTACGGTTATATTTTCGAGCACGAAGCGACTTATGATCGCATGTGCCTCGTCAACAACGCCGTTTATATTGCCAAGTACAAATATGGTAAGCACGCCGGTGAGTGGACAGCCACGGGCACTCAGTTCCAGATCCCGTATGTCTTCAAGAAACTCTTCTCGCATGAGGAGATCACCTTCGAGGATATGTGCGAGACGAAGTCTGTTACCTCTGCTATTTATATTGACAGAAGCCCAGATGAAGCCGCGGCCTATATCAACAACCCGGAAATGGCAATACAGTCCGAGGATAACCTTGTACTTGATAATGGTCATACTTTGCAGTTCATCGGAAAGGTCGGACTGTTTACCCCGATTAAGTCCGGTTGTGGTGGAGGTTCACTCGTTCGTCAAAACACCGATAAGAACGGCAATGTCAAGTACGATTCCGTCGTCGGAACAAAAGACTATCTGTGGATGGAATCTGAGATGGTCAAGATTCTCGGAAAGGAAGACTGCATTGACAGGAGATACTATGATGCTCTCGTTGATGCTGCGGCCACTGATATTTCCAAGTATGGTGATTTCGAGTGGTTCGTTTCCGAAGATCCGTATGTTTCTGACACACCGCCTTGGTTCGGCCCCGGCGAGCCCCACGAAGAAGACAGTACACCGTTTGATGTGAGGTAATTCTATGGAGAAAAGCTTCACCAAAGACGGTGCTCGTTGGTTTACTTGCAGGCGATGTGGATTGAGAAACTGCGAGAATATTTATCGGTGGAAAAAGAAGCCGCAGCCTATGAAAAACATCTGCACCCTCTGCATTGAAAAAGAGGAACTGGCACACCAGGAAGCTCGGGAACGAGTTCATTACAGTCCATTCCACTATCCATTTTAACAGTTGAGAGGAGTCTTAATCATGAGTCGTAAAGCTACTGACAACATCATCATCGAAAACGCCCGCATTATCTTCCGGAACTTTTCCGGTAAGGAGGACAAGTACAACCGCGCCGGTGATCGCAATTTCTGCGTTATCATCGAGGACCACAACGATGCTCAGCGTCTGATCGAAGACGGCTGGAATATCCGCGTGATGCCTCCCCGTGAGGAAGGTGACGAGCCTCGCCACTATCTCCAGGTCGCGGTGAGCTTCAAGAACTTCCCGCCCAAGGTCGTCATGGTCACCCGCCGCAAGCAGACGCCTCTCGATGAGGAGTCCATCGGCGCTCTCGACTTTGCCGAGATCAGCAATGTGGATCTCATCATCCGCCCCTATAACTGGATCATCCAGGAGGGCACCAAGAACGAGAAGAGCGGTGTGAAGGCCTACCTCAAGACGATGTATGTCACCATCGAAGAGGATGAGTTCGCTGAGAAGTATGCTGCGAGCGAGTATCCGCAGGAATAAGCATTGCGGGGACGCTGGTTAGGAGGTAGCCGGCGTCCCTTTAACTTTTTGAAAGGAGGACCCCATGCCTTTCTGGAAACCTAAGAAAAAGAAGAAAGCGGTTCATAAGGCGAAACCGGCTAAGTCGCTCCCCAAGTATGAGCCAAAGCCGTTCATTCCGCCTGAGATACCGAAAATTGATATTTCAGCAAATCAGCAGAAAGAGCCACAAAAGCCAGCTCCGAAAAAAGCTTCCTCGTCAAGGGCTGATGACAAGAAGTATTTCATTGAGACATTCAACAAGCTCGTGTCCGAGCGAAATCGACCGTGGGACATTTGGAAGGACTTCGTTCTGATGACTGCCTGCGCATTCTCCAATGCTGTTGATAAGACACATTATGATGAGCGAGAAGACCGTTATCTGAAAGCTATCGCCAAGTACCGCAAAGAAGAGCAGGCGTTATTCCCGGAGCTTCTTGCCGAAATGACGGTCGCGTTGGAGAAAAATCCGGACCAGGACTTTCTTGGTGAAGTCTATATGCGGATGAGGCTCGGAAGCGACGAACTTAAGCAGATATTTACTCCTTATAATGTTTGTCACTTCATGGCGCTTGCGACAATGGGTAATGTTGCGGAACAGGTCGAAAAAAGCGGCTTTATCACCGTTCACGATGATTGCTGCGGAGGTGGTGCGACTTTGATAGCTGCTGCCAATGTAGCACGGAACGACCTTGAAAAAGCCGGCTTTAACTTCCAGAACCATATTCTCTTCTCGGCTCAGGACATCGAGGAGACAGTCGCGCTCATGTGCTATATTCAGTTATCGCTCCTCGGCGTCGCCGGATTCGTCAAGGTCGGCAATTCTCTTATCGATCCGATCAGAAATGGTGACTCTTTGGAGAACTACTGGTTCACGCCCATGTATTTTAGCGATGTTTGGCATACTCGTCGAGTTGTCAGTCAAATGATGGATATTTTGCGAGAGGAGCGTGAAAGCGATGACCATTAAAGATTTTGACACGAAAAAAGTCATTCTTGAAGACCAATACAAAAGCGATGAGTACGAGACGATGACTCTCTACTTTATCGCGCCAAAAGAATGGCTCGAAGGCCTCTATCCTGATGCTGTTCACACCGAAATCAGTGTTGAGTATCCGCTGAATTGCCCCGAAGTTTATGCGGCAACCGTAATGGTATCTCCGACAAGAGATCTTGGAGAGGATGGATATGAGGACTATGACTGGAGTGACCTTGAGCTGTCTCTTTCAGATATTGAAGCGTTAATCGGGATGGCTAAGTCATGAGTATCAGTCTGTACGATCATCAGCGCAGCGCCCTTGAAAAAATGAAGAACGGTTGCATTCTATGCGGCGGGGTTGGTTCCGGTAAATCCAGAACTGCTCTCGCCTATTACTATCTTCAGCAAGGCGGAAATCTTGACATTCCTGATGCGCCGATGAAAAATCCGCTTGATATTTACATCATCACCACTGCACGCAAGCGCGATACCTGTGAATGGGAGGACGAGTTGGCTCCATTCCTGCTCTCAACCCATGAGGACTGCAATTACTACAAGAACAAGGTCGTCATCGACTCGTGGAACAACATCAGCAAGTACAAAGATGTAAAAAATAGTTTCTTTATATTTGACGAGCAGCGTGTCGTCGGCTACGGGGCTTGGACAAAAGCATTCCTGAAAATCGCGAAGGTGAACAAATGGATCTTGCTCTCAGCTACCCCTGGGGATACCTGGCAGGATTATATCCCCGTCTTCATCGCAAATGGGTTCTACCGGAACAAGACCGATTTCATCGACCAGCATGTGGTTTATGACTGGAGGTCGAAGTATCCAAAGGTTGACCGATACCTCAACACCGGACGGCTGATCCGTCTGCGCAATCGCATTCTTGTGACGATGGAGTTCGAGCGGCACACCACATCTCATCATCAGGATGTGCCTGTTTCCTACAACATTCCGCTCTACAAAGATATTTCTCGAAACCGCTGGAACCCTTGGGAAGACCGTCCTATTGAAACGGCTTCTGAGCTTTGTATGAACTGGCGCCGCGTGGTGAATTCGGACGAGTCCCGCAGCGTGGCCGTGTTGGAGATCATGGAAGATCACCCTAAAGTCATCATCTTCTACAATTTCGACTACGAGCTTGATATTCTCAAAAATCTTGGTTACCCCGATGGGACCGAAGTCGCTGAATGGAACGGTCACAAGCATCAAGAGATCCCGACCGGCGACAAATGGGTCTATCTCGTGCAGTACACGGCCGGCTGCGAGGGCTGGAACTGCATTACCACTGATACAATCATCTTCTACTCGCAGAACTATTCCTATAAGGTCATGGTTCAGGCTTCCGGACGGATTGACCGTCTGACGACGCCATTCAGTGACCTTTATTACTTCCATCTAAAGAGCTTTTCCGGCATTGATCTGGCGATCAGCAAGGCACTCAAGGAGAAGAAGAACTTCAATGAGGGTCGCTTTGTTGGGTGGTCTACTGCGCCGATGCCGAAAGCTGCATGACATGAAAAGGAGAAATCATGGATAACGCAAAAATTATTGCTGTCGACTTCGATGGCACTTTGGTTGAAAACAAATGGCCTGAGATCGGTGCGCCGATTGAAAAAAACATCGCCAAGGTTAAGGCCGAACAGGAAGCTGGCGCCAAAATCATTCTTTGGACGAACCGCGTCGGCGAACCTTTGGAAAAAGCACTCTCGTTCTGCAAGGAGCAGGGCATCCACCTCGATGCTGTCAATGAGAATCTGCCCGAAATTATCAAAGCATTTGGGACTGACTGCCGGAAGATCTTCGCAAATGAATATTGGGATGATCGCGCAGTCTTGATGTCCGAGAAAGATATCGGAGAATTCTCCGATGGGTTCCACACTTTCAACTCCCTCTATTATCAGCGGCTCATCCTCTTCGCGGCCTTGGTGAACACTTTCCCGACGCTTGCTTGGAAATCCCACAAGCATTCGGATGGCGAGGCTCCCTTTGGAGGAGGCTGGTTCATCGTTGGCATCGACACGCCAAAGGGGCCCTATACCTATCATTACGAGGACAAGGACTGGGGCCTGTTCCACTGCAAAGAGGTGGCCACTGCCCCTGAGTGGGACGGCCATACCGATAAGGATGTCGAGCGGGTACTTTCCCTTTCCGATGATGAGAGTGATTGGGCGGCTCGTGAAGTTGCTCTTGCTTCTCAGAAAGAACGCGAAAGTGCCGAAGATAAAGACGACTGGGATTACGGTGTTGCGTGCTATGAGAGTGCCCTCAGAGCGTATCGGTCTTTGGAACGCGACGGCCACTCCGGTATGAGCATTCAGATCACCAAGAGCATCCTGAACCGCCTCATCGACGGCAAATGCCTTACCCCCATTGAGGACGATCCTGATATTTGGACTAAGGTCGAGTTTGGTGAGAACGATCCTATCCAGCACTTCCAGTGCAAGCGCATGAGCAGCCTGTTTAAGGATGTCGCCGAGGACGGTACGGTCACTTACTCGGATGTCAACCGTGTTCAGCTCATCAACAAAGAAAGCCCTGATATTCCGTTCAGAAACGGCTTCGGTACTCGCCTTATCGACAAGATGTATCCGATCATGCTTCCGTACTTCCCGGCGGACAAGAAGTTCAAGATCATCGTCGAAGAGTTTCTGACCGATGAGAAAAATGGCGACTTCGATACCGTCGGCTATCTCCAGCTTATTCTTCCTAATGGCGAGGTCGTTGATCTGAATGGATATTTCAAAGATGGTCCGGACGGCATGGTTCGCATCGAGCAGGCTGAGTACGAAGAGCGGAAAGCCCGCAGAATCGACAAGAAGTAACCGTTGATATTTGAAAGGAGAAAAATATGATCCCCATTGATACAATAGTCAGCATTAAATCCGGTGACGAGTACGGTGGTAAATACACCGGGAAACTCGGCATCATTAAAAAGTTTACAGATGATCGGGTCGGAGTGGAGTTTGCCGGCCTTAAAAACCACGCAAGCAAATACGGCCTCTTCTGGTTCAAGAAAGAGAATGTGACACCTTCACTCTTTGATGCGCCGAAGCGCAACGATGCAATCATTCCGGCGGCTCTTGCTAAGGCTTTCCTCAACTTCACTTTCGGAGCCACCAGGGCATCGCTCGGCGTAAAGCAGGTCATTTTCAGTGGTCCTAAAACGATCGTGTTCTGGCTCGACGGAACCAAGACTATCGTTTCTTGTGGCGAGGGTGACCACAATGATCCCTATGCCGGGTTCTGTGCTGCTGTTACGAAGCGAGTCTTTGGCTCCACTTCTCAGGCAAAGAAGGTCTTGGCAAGAACGAGAAAGGAGACTTCCAAATGAGCACCATTTATATCGGCGAACGGCAAAGCGGCAAAACAACTATGCTCATTGAAATGTCTGAAAAGACCGGTGCCACCATCGTTGTGGCTACCTATCCGATGGCCAAGTACATTCAATTACTCGCTGCCCAGATGGGTAAGAAAATTCCTGTTCCCATCACGGTGACGAACTATATCCGTCTTCTCGCAAGCGGCGGCCTTGGTAAGAGCGAGAAGTATCTCGTAGACGAGCTTCAGATGATGCTCTCTGCTATGAATGTCGAAGCTGCTACGGTTGACTGCGACTGCATTGAGGTTCTTCGCGGCCAACAGAAAGAAGGTTTGTAATGGCTGGAATTAAAATGAATGTTGAGTTTCCGACGCGCCTTTGCGAAGTCAATGGTAAGCTCGGATATTTTCACCGTTGGGAGCAGTGGAGCAAGGTTGTCGACGCAAGCCCTCTTCGTGGAGGTCATCCTGGCGGACAAAACGGGCAGGTTTTTGGAATTGTTGAATTCGAAGACGGCGTTCGTCGTGTTGGTCCGTCTTCTATCAAATTCTGTGATGAGGAGAACGCGATACTTTGTGAGATGGCAAAGCACCATGAGGCATTAAGGAGAGGAGAAGCAAATGCTGAAAGTTGAAAATGTCGAAGTTCTTGGCTGGGAGCACGCTATTCGTGGTATGCGAAACCCTAAAAACTCTTGGGCGAAAAGCGATAGCGGCCCGGAATGTCCTTATGGGAAAGAAAAATGTTGCGGAGAATGCCAGCAAAATTTCTGCATTGGCCCCAACGATAAGCACCTCATGATGGCCCTCCGCAACGCTGGTACGGATCATCGCAAGTTCATGCGGATGATTACCGTCTATCTCGACATCACCGCCCCGCTGTACTGGTGGAAAGAGTTCAAGACATATCGTTCCGGTAAAAGGTTTGGTGATGATGAGCCTGACATTATCGACGACGGCTACTTAGAGTATGACATCGAAATGAACTCCTGCTCTACGATGCACAAAATCGCGGATAAGGAATTCACACTGGACGACTTCAGCCATGAGCATCTGAATTGCGAACCCTATCACCGTAACTGGATTGAGAGTGCAACCGTCGATGAAGATATCACTTCGCCACACAAGGTATGGATGACGCCTCTTGATATTCTTAGATGCACAATCGAGATGCTAAACGCATATCGCGAAAGCTACCTTGAAACCAAGGATAAGCAGGATTGGTGGCAGATGATCCAGCTCCTGCCGAGCTCGTACAATCAGCGACGGACGGTTATGCTGAACTATGAAGTCCTGGCAAACATGTACAAGTCTCGCCGCAATCATAAGCTCGACGAATGGCACACACTCTGCGACTGGATTGAAAGCCTTCCATACAGCGAGCTCATCACTGGTAAGCAGGCCATTTGACACCGCTCATTTGCGTATGATACAATAGTAATGACAACTTTTGCGCAAAAAGTACATCGCCTATTATGGAAGGAGGTTGTTAGGCTATGGCTGAACGCAACGATTCTCACCTTCTGGATGGTGGTGATTCTGTGGGTATGACAGATAACCAGTACAAGGGTATGCTGCTTGACCAGTTAGAAGACTGGCAGGAAATCCTTGACCTGGCAATCGCAGCCGGGAACACCGAGATTCAGAAAAAGGCTGAGAAGCAAATCGCGAAGATCAACGAAAAGCTGAAATTCTAATCTCTACCCAGAGGGAAGGGCTTGTGGAAACACAGGCTCTTCTCTTTTTATATTTTTCAGGAGTGTAAATACTATGACACCTAATGAGTACCAGAAAGAGGCGCTTCGGACCGCATCCGGAATGTCTAAGGAGTATCCTCGCATTCTCAACGGCCTGATGGGTCTGAATGGCGAAGCTGGAGAATGCATTGATATTCTCAAAAAGCATCTTTACCAGGGCCACGCTTTCGACAGCGAACACATGGCAAAAGAACTTGGCGATGTCGCATGGTATCTGGCAATCAGCGCAGAAGCTATCGGCTATGATCTGGAGACCATCTTCCAGATGAACATTGATAAGCTCCGCGCTCGCTATCCCGATGGCTTTGATGCCGACCACAGCCTCCATCGTAAGGCAAATGATATTTGAAAGGAGTCCGTGAAAATGGATGAGAAAAAAATCCACTCAATCATTGATGAAGCAATGGCGGCTCGTGACCGCTCTGTGTCCATTTATATTTCGCCTGATGGTGGTGTTTCTGTTTCGGTCTTCCCGTGGCCGGACGAAGAGACGCTCCGTGACATGAAAACTAACGGCCTGATCTCTCACAATGACTACCGCACGCGGCTTGGCCTGCCGCCTATGAAGGACTGAGGAGGTTTACCATGAACGAAAAAGTTCTGAGACATAAGAAAATCTGCGATGGGCTGAACGAGCTCTACGCACGCAAGAACCACGACTATGGCGACAGCTTCCATACCACCTTCGTCGAAGAGGGCCTCGCCATGGCCCGTATCCGTCTTGGAGATAAGTTCTCCCGCTTCAAGACCCTGTCCCGCCTTTCCTGCAACGACAGCGACCAGCAGCAGGTTACGGATGAATCCATTCGTGATACGCTGCTCGACCTCGCAAACTATGCCATCATGACTGTGTTGGAGATGGATACACCAGCCGAGGGTCATGCAACTATGTATGCCGAAGACAAACCTTTCTACACTGTCGGGGAGGAATACGTAAAATGAAAGCTAAGAGAGCGCTTTGTATGCTTGCGGCGATCCTCCTCGTTGTCGCCATGATGCTGATGTTCCTGACCGGCTGCAACAGGCAGGTCATCGACACGACATTCAGCTACGACAAAGCTGTCCTGGCTCTTCCCGATGGCTCCGTCGTCAGCGGGAAAATCGAGAGCTGGAAAGACTATGATGACGGCGATCAGATTCAGGTAAAAATTGACGGAACTACATATCTGGTTCATTCCGTCAACATCGTACTGATAAAGGAGTAATGATTATGTGGAAGCGCGAACTGATCCGCAACAAGATCTATGCGGTATTGATGGTGCTGGTATCTTTGCCGGTTGTTATTTTGGAGAGGGATGGTACGGTCCTTCTCCTTTCTCTTTTCTTCGGAGTTCCGATGTTCTTCGCAAAAGAAAACTGGATCATGGGAGGACCCGTTCATGAAAGTAAAGAAAGCCGGAAAAAGAGTGTTCGGAGCCGTAATGTCCGCTGCCGAGAAAAAGGCTATGGACATGGAGATACAGCGACAGCTCGCAGAGTACGATCGAAAGCATATCCGAGAGATCGACGCTCTGGTTCTGTGGGAGCTGCGTGAACAGCTCGGCTTCGGCAACAAGAGGCTTAAAAAATTCTATGACAACTTCTCCCGCGGCATCGAGGCTTTGATCCGTCGTTATGAGATGGAGCAGGGTGACGATGTCTGGCTCTGTACCTACAAGCTGAAAGAGATCGGCTGTGATCTTGAAAAATGGGAGAAAGAAAGAGGTGACCAATGAGCGACCGAAAAAACTCGGAGGGCTACTCAGATCCGACAGCCTACCAGGCAATGATGAACCTTGAAATCGAGGAGCTTCGCTTTAAGAAGTTGCTCAGGTCTATCAAGGATGTGTGTGACTTGGCAGACTTCGAGATCGAAGGTCGTGTCGTTCTAATCGACAAACGGTCCGGACGAGTATGGAGGTAGCCTCTCCAAACCGCGTGAATTTGCCCCGGTTCTGTCTAATCTAAGATAGGATTCGGGGCTCTTTCATGCGCAAAAATTGTGGCCACTTTTATTTTGAAAAACGGGCAGAAGCCCGTTTTCTTTCGGGAAATTGATATATTTGGGCGAGTTGAGAGACTTGTAGAGACGGTTCTGGCCAAAAAAAGTGGGTTTTTGCCCGGTTTTATTTGAAAAGTGGGCAGGCTGAAACCGTTGATACACAAGGCTTTGCGGGCTTTCTGCCCACTTTCCCACTTTTTTCTTTAATTAGCGTGAAGAAAAAATGTAAAAAATATATATAAGTGACAAGAAAAAGTGGGTTTTTGGCCAAAGCCTGATTTTCCTCAAAAACTCTGACTTTCTTTTCGTGTGCGAGTGTGATATACTAAGCTTGCGACACAATTAAATCTTCTTATCCGCTTCACTATGGGAGAATTACTTGGCAACAAGTGTTTCTCTCTTAACTCGTTATACCCATAGTGGTGGTAAGAGGATTGTGTCGCAGCAATGAGAGATGCGCTTTTGCAGGGTGCGTCTCTTCGTTGGGGCGCACCTTTTTTATTTGCACTCTTACGAGGGGAGGACGGAGTGTGGCACGGCCTTACACTGAACAGCAAGTTCTCAAGAAATTGGACATTCCCGATTTCAGACATTTGACAAAAGAAAAAGTCATTGCTTTTGCGACGATGGTTCCGAAGATGAACCCCGAAGTTGCAAAGAAAGCCCTTGAGCAATTCCCGAACTTCGCTTCAACTTCCCTTGATATTTTAAAAGAGTATCGCGGCGTCATCCAGGAAGCTATGGAAGACGATCGGGAGAGTATGCGCAGTTGTTACGATATGTATAACCGTGTGATGGACTCTCTTGAAAAAATGCTGGATGACAATGACCTGACATTTGAACAGAAGACTTATATTCTTGACCAGATGCAGGAAGTCGCCGCCGCGGTAGCAGATAAGGACTCTGAAAAATCGAGGAACCGTTTGAAGCTCATTGGGGTTATCGGCGGCGTAGCTGCTGCCATTGTCGCGGCTTTGGCTTCGAGTCTTGGAGGTAACATCGCACTGAAAGAAAGCAACAACATTGATGATGACAACATAACGGATTTATGAGAAAGGACGGACAGCATGAGTAAAGGTAACGGAAAGCGTAGCACTGGTGGACTGATCCTCGATGTGATACTTACTTTCTGCACAGGAGGTCTGTGGCTGATTTGGATACTCATTCGGTATCTGCGAAATAATAGCTGACCCTCTGGATATTTGACCGAGACGCTTGAAAAGGTGTCTCGGCTTTTTTATGCCCTTTTTGGCTTTCGCAGAAAAAACAGGGTCTTTTATGGAGAAGAGAGAGATGTGTTACACATTTCCCTCTCTCCATTTTATTTTTTGTCGAAAGGAGGTCATTTCGTGGCCAGAAGTTCCAGACTTGAGAGCGGATTTCAAGACCGTTTAATCGAGTCATTGAAAGCGTTGTTCCCTGGATGCATGGTTTTCAAGATGGACCAGATTCAGGGGCTCCCCGATCTGTTGATCCTTTATGGCGAGAAGTGGGCCTCCCTCGAATGCAAGAGGTCTGCGACAGCTAAGAAGCGCCCAAATCAGGACTACTATGTCGAGAAGATGAATGATATGTCATTCTCTCGCTTTGTGTGTCCGGAAAATAAAGAGGAGGTATTGAATGAACTTCAACAGGCATTCCAACCTTGAAGGTCAGCACGCCTTCCTTGGTGCAAGTAAGTATCACTGGATCAATTACACCGACGATAAAATCGCGGACTCCTATGTGAGATTTCTGGCAACACAGAAAGGAACTGTTCTTCACGCATTCGCCGCTCAGTGTATTCTTTTGGGGCAGAAACTTCCTAAGTCTCAGAAGACTCTGAACATGTATGTGAATGACGCTATCGGTTATAAGATGACGCCGGAACAGATCCTCTACTATTCCCCGAACTGTTTCGGAACGACAGACGCAATTTGTTTCCGAAATAATTTTCTTCGCATCCATGATTTGAAGACCGGAGAAATTGATGCTCACATTGAACAGTTGGAGGTCTATGCCGCTCTGTTCTGTTTGGAGTATCATATTCGTCCAGCCGACATTGAAATGGAACTGCGTATCTACCAGCACGACCAAATTCTGTACCATAAGCCGACTGTTGAGGATATTCTGCCAATCATGGACAGGATCATCACAGCCGATAAGGTCATCAACAAAATTAGAGAAGAGGAGGGTTAAGCTATGGACCTCGTAGAGGAAGATATTCTGATGCACTATGGCGTCAAACGGCGCTCTGGGCGCTATCCGTGGGGTTCCGGTGATAACCCTTACCAACATGGCGGCGACTTTCTTGCTCGCGTTGAAGAGCTTCAGCGGCTCGGCAAAACTGAAAAACAGATTGCTGATGAACTTCATCTTTCGACGACTGACTTGCGGATGCAGGTTCGCGTCGCAAAGCATGAACGCCGTGCTCTTCAGGCAGACCGTGCCCGTTCTTTGCGGGAAGACGGTAAGACGCTGGATGAGATCGCCTCAATCCTCGGTTATGCGAATGACTCTTCTGTTCGCGCACTGCTGAATGAGAATACGGCAGCCAATAAGAATAAGGCGCAAGCCACGGCAGAGATTCTGAAGAAAGAGCTTGCGGAAAAAGGAGCCATTGATGTGGGCACCGGCGTTGAGCGGCAGCTTGGTGTTTCTACCGGTGTTCTTCAAGAGGCTCTTTTCATTTTGGAAACCGAGGGCTATAACCGCTATGGCGTCGGCGTTCCCCAGGTAAACGACCCGAAGAAACGCACGATCACCCCCGTTATTTCCGTTCCTGAGATCGACCAGAGAGAGGTTTATCAAAACCTTGATTTGGTGAAGTCTGTTGGCGACTACCATTCTACTGATGGCGGCGAGTCTTGGGACAAGCGTGAGTATCCGGCGAGCATTGATTCCAGCCGTGTGAAGATCCTTTATGGCGATGAGGGTGGCGCACTGAAAGACGGTGTCATTGAGATCCGTCGCGGCGTTGCTGACCTTGATTTGGGAGATTCTCACTATGCTCAGGTTCGTATCCTTGTGGATGGTACTCATTACCTCAAAGGAATGGCGATGTATTCTGACGATATGCCCGATGGCGCAGACATTGTCTTTAACACCAACAAGCATACCGGAACACCTAAGATGGATGTTCTGAAGAAAATTCAGGATGATCCCGACAACCCTTTCGGGGCCTTAATTAAGGCTAATGGCCAGAGTCACTATATCGACGCCGACGGCAATGAGAAGCTTTCTGCGATCAACAAGCTGAAAGAAGAGGGCGACTGGGACAAGATGAGTAAAAATCTTTCTTCCCAGTTCCTTTCCAAGCAGCCCATCCAGCTTATCAAGAAGCAGTTGGATTTGACTTACGCTGATGCTGCTGACGAGTTCTCGGAGATCTGTTCGTTGAACAATCCTACCGTAAAGCGGAAGCTCCTGTTAGACTTTGCGGATGAGTGCGACTCGGCTGCTGTCCATCTGAAAGCGGCTGCTCTTCCTCGTCAGAGCACACAGGTCATACTACCGCTCAATGCGATGAAAGAGACCGAGATCTTTGCCCCGAACTATCGTGATGGCGAAAAGGTTGTACTAATTCGCTATCCGCATGGTGGTACCTTTGAGATCCCTGAGCTTACGGTCAATAACAAAAACCCGACTGCCGTTTCCGTTCTCGGAAAGAACATTCGGGATGCTGTGGGTATCAACCCTAAGGTTGCTGAGCGTCTTTCTGGTGCTGACTTTGATGGTGACCAGGTCGTTGTCATTCCTACCGGTGGGAGGGTGAAGATCCAATCTACCCCCGCCCTTAAGGATTTGAAGGACTTCGATCCTAAGACTGACTACTCGACTGAGGGCAAGACTGGCGTTCGGCTCCTTGCAAAGGGTGCTGCTACACAAAGACAGATGGGTGAGATTTCAAATCTCATTACTGACATGACTCTGAAAGGCGCTACTGAGCCTGAGATCGCAAGAGCGGTCAAACACAGCATGGTTGTCATTGATGCGGCCAAGCACAAGCTTGACTACCGGCAGTCTGAGAAAGACAATGGTATCGCCGAGCTCAAGAAGAAGTATCAAGGCTTTGACGACGAGACTGGTCACCATGGCGGTGCCTCTACCCTCTTATCCCGTAGAAAGCAGGATGTTGAGGTACCGGAGCGTCAGGGCAGCGGTGTCATTGATCCTCTGACAGGAAAAGTCGTTTACAAGGAGTCCGGCAGAACTTATGTGGACCCCCGTACCGGAAAGACGGTAGCGGCAACCACTAAAGTTAAACGCATCCTCGCAGTTGATGATGTTCGTTCGATGTCTTCTGGAACGCTTCAGGAAGAGGCCTATGCCGACTATGCCAACAAGATGAAAGACCTTGCCAATAAGGCCCGTCTTGAATACAAGGCTACCCCTACTCTGAAGCGCTCTGCCAGTGCGGCCAAGGCCTTTGAACCCGAAGTGAACCGCCTTATGGCTGCTCTCAAGGTCGCGCAGTTGAATGCTCCTCTTGAACGAGAAGCTCAACGAATTGCAAATGCTCGTGTAAAAGCAAAGGTTCAGGCAAACAACATTACTGACAAAGATGAGATTTCCAAGATCCGTCGTGCTGCCATCAGTGATGCCAGAAATTCTACTGGCGCAAGCGGAAAGCGAACTCGCATTACAATCAGCGATGGCGAATGGACTGCAATTCAGTCTGGTGCAATTTCAGACACAACCTTGAGCGAGATCTTGCGCTATGCCGAACCGAAAACTGTAAGAGAACGAGCAACGCCGAGAAGAACAACGCAGTTGTCCGATGCTCGCATTAGCAGAATCAAAGCAATGGCGAATTCTGGCCACACAAATGCTGAAATCGCTGAAGCATTGGGAATTTCGACTTCTGCTGTTTCCAAGTATCTGAATTCATGAAAGGAAGTGAGAGAAAATGGCTCAATCATGCGCGCTGACTACGACAGATAATCCGTATGATCCCTTTACCCAGTACGATGCTTGGTATCGCTTTGATGAAGGCAAAGGCTATCACTCTTGCGCCTACCTGGCCCGTATAGCCAGGACTTCCGATCAGCTTTCAGATGCTGAAAACGAACAGGAACTTGAGCGTGCCATCGACGACATCATCAAATACGATCCCCTTGGGATCTACAAAAAAGTAAAAGCAGACACAAAGGATTCGCCTCTCGTGAGTGCATAAAGGCTTTAGCAGTCTCCTTCGTTCAAATCGGGAGGTTTTATCTTTGGCTCTGCTTTTGCAACACAATAAGTTTTAACTCCTAATCACCTTTTGCTTAGCGAGAATACCTTGCTTTCCAAAAAGGTATAGGGGGGATCGCAAAAACAGCACCCCCTCTGCATCGCGGCGGTCTTTGAAAATTCTCCGGGGGATATTTTTGAAAAATGTTTTTCGGGGTTGGGGCAGCCGGCGGGAGTTTTGGGCGACGAGACAGGGTTTGAACGGGCCCACAGGGCTGATATTTCACCTCCTGATGTGTTCTTATTTCCATGGAATCGCCACGACCGGGTCATGCAAGTGCTTTCTCTACCTCCATCTTTCATTTGGGGATTTCTCCTTTCAACTTGTTCAGCCAGTCAGTTCTGTGGGTTCTTTCAAGCCCTGTCTCAAAGTCCAAATAAGTAATACAAAACACAGTGCATACCATGATCAAACACAGCGAGAGGAGGTGGCAAGGATGGCAAAGGCTGCAAGATCATCTGAGAAAGTACCTAAATCCCGTGCGGCTCTTACTCCTGAAGCAAGAGAGAAGCAACTGATCGCCTTAGCCATTGATGTTGCCGAAGAGCAAATGCGCAACGGCACTGCTTCCTCTCAGGTGATTTCCCATTTTCTGAAACTCGGCTCCACCAGAGCCCAGATTGAAAAAGAATTGCTTGAGAAGCAGAGGGATCTTGCCGCGGCAAAGGCCGAAGCGATCGAGTCCTCCGCCAAGATGGAGGATCTGTACCTCAAGGCGGCCAAGGCTATGAAGAGCTATCAGGGGCAGGAGGACGAAGAGGATGAATATTAAAAGCTATTCGGAGCTTGTTCTTCTTCCAACCTTTGAAGATCGCTTTGAGTATCTTCGGCTTGACGGCATCGTCGGCGAAACGACTTTTGGCTTCGACCGTTATATGAACCAGGTCTTTTACAGGTCGCTGGAATGGAAGAAGATCCGAGACACGGTGATTGCAAGAGATCTTGGCTGCGACCTTGGCATCGAAGGTCACGAGATATTTGGTCGAGTCATCATTCACCATCTGAACCCGATTCGGCAGAGGGATCTTCTGGAACGGACAGACATTCTACTCGACCCTGAGTATCTCATCACAACGACCCATGAGACGCATCAGGCAATTCACTACGGTGACAAAAATCTGTTGCTCACCGAACCACCGCAGCGGACAAGGAATGATACCTGTCCCTGGAAACATTAAACCAAAGGAGGAACCGACTATGCAGAATAATCCTCGCAAGCAGGACATCATTCAGGAGCTTCGCGGTAAGCGTCAGGATGTGACGGAACTCTGCACTGAGGCAGAAGCGGTCAATGAGCCGCATACTGGCTCCGGCATTGTTACGGACTGTCTCTATCTGAATGTGCGTAAGCTGCCTGACATCAACGCAGATGTTGCGGTCGTCATTGACGCGCTGACACAGGTCTGCGTTGACTTGGATGTGTCCACGGAAGACTTTTACAAAGTTCGCACTTCTGATGGGATCGAGGGCTTTTGTATGAGAAAGTACATTGCCCTTTCCAAGTAAGGAGTGCATCTATGGATACTACTGAAAGCATCCTGACATCGGTGAAGAAGCTTCTCGGAATTGACGAGAGTTACACTCACTTTGATGCTGACCTTATCATGCACATCAACTCTGTCTTTTCCATTCTTGGACAGATGGGAGTTGGCCCGAAGAAAGGCTTTGCCATTTCAGGGGCTGATGAAAAGTGGTCTGACTTTCTGGAGGATGACCCTGGTCGGCTTGCCCTTGTAAAATCTTATATGCACCTTAAAGTTCGGCTGCTTTTCGACCTGCCTACCGCTTCCTCTGCTGTTGACGCAATGAACCGTCAAATCAGCGAGTTTGAGTGGCGGCTTTTCGTGGCAGCCGATAATGCTGCAAGAGAGGAGGAAAGTCAAAATGGATGAACTTTGCCACTATGGTATCAAAGGCCAAAAATGGGGTGTTCGCCGTTTCCAGAATTCAGATGGCAGTTACACCTCTGAGGGAAAACGCCGCGCTCAGCAGCAGGAGAAGAAAAATCCTGTGAAAGAGATGAAAGATGAAGACCTTAGAAAGGCAATCAATCGGTTATCTCTGGAAAACAAATATAAGGATCTGACTAAAAAGCCGACCCCGCCCTCCAAGCTTGAGTCGACAAAGAAAGCTGTGGATGCCACTTCCGAACTTGTCAATCGGGCGAAGAAGATGGATCAGGACAGCCGCAATGCTACGAAGAAAGAGCGGATGGACCTGAGCAAGAAGACCGACAAGGAGCTTCGCGACCAGATCAACCGCGAGCTTTTGGAACGGCAGTACAACGATCTGTTTGCCAAGGAGTCGGTGTCTAAAGGCCGCCGCTATCTTTCCGATGTGCTTGACAACGCTGGAACGGTTTTGGCTGTCGGCAGCTCGGCTCTGAGCATTGCTCTCGCAATTCAGCAGTTGCAGAAGAAGGCGGGGTAATACTGAATGGCCCTGTCGAATACTGCTGTCCCCCGGTATTACGGAAAGTTTCGTGAAGCGGTGATTCGTGGTGAGATCCCTGTCTGCAAAGAGATTTCGATGGAGATGAACCGGATCGACGATCTGATCGCAAATCCAGGAATCTATTACGATGATAAAGCCGTTGAGGGCTGGATCAAGTATTGCGAGGCAGAGATGACCTTGACGGATGGTTCCGATCTTCACCTCCTTGACAGCTTCAAGCTGTGGGGCGAGCAGGTATTCGGCTGGTATTACTTTGTGGAGCGCACGGTCTATGAGCCGAACGCGGATGGACGAGGCGGGCACTATGTCAAGAAGATGATCAAGAAGCGGCTTGTGAACAAGCAATACCTGATCGTCGGACGAGGTGCCGCTAAGTCGATCTATGACTCGTGCATCCAATCATTCTTTGAGAATGTGGACACAAGTACGACCCATCAGATCACGACGGCTCCAACCATGAAGCTTGCCGAAGAGGTCATGTCACCGATCCGCACCGCCATCACAAGAGCCCGCGGCCCCGTATTCCAATTTCTGACCCAAGGTTCACTTCAGAACACGACCGGTTCGCAGGCCAACCGCGTCAAGTTGGCTTCGACAAAGAAAGGAATTGAGAACTTTTTGACCGGCTCTCTTATTGAGATCCGCCCCATGTCGATCAACAAGCTGCAAGGTCTTCGATGCAAGATCGCAACCGTAGACGAGTGGCTCTCCGGCGACATTCGCGAGGATGTTATCGGCGCTATCGAGCAGGGCGCTTCCAAGGTGGACGACTATCTGATCGTTGCCACCAGTTCGGAGGGTACTGTTCGTAACGGCGCCGGCGATACCATCAAAATGGAGCTTATGAGCATTCTCAAAGGGGATTATCCAAACCCGCATGTTTCGATCTGGTGGTACAAGCTCGACTCTGTCGACGAGGTCGGCTATCCGGAGATGTGGATGAAGGCAAACCCGAACATCGGAAAGACGGTAAGTTACGAGACTTATCAGCTTGATGTGGAACGCGCCGAGAAAGCGCCTGCCGCAAGGAATGATATTCTTGCCAAACGTTTCGGACTGCCGATGGAGGGTTATACCTATTACTTCACCTACGAAGAGACACTGCCGCATCGCAAACGCGATTACTGGCAGATGGCCTGCGCGCTGGGCGGAGACCTTTCTCAGGGTGACGACTTCTGTTCGTTCACTTTTTTGTTCCCGCTGCGTAATGGTTCCTTTGGTGTGAAGACCAGAAACTACATTACTTCCAGAACGCTGAATAAGCTGCCCGCTGCTATGCGCAATAAGTATGAGCAGTTTATGGATGAGGGCAGTCTTGTCGTTTTGGATGGAACGGTTCTGGACCCGATGCAGGTCTATGAGGACTTGGACGAGTACATCGTTGCCTGTGGGTATGATGTCCGCTGCTTTGGCTATGACCCATACAACGCCAAGGAGTTTGTGGAACGCTGGGCGGCTGAGAACGGCCCGTTCGGCATTGAGAAAGTCATTCAGGGCGCGAAGACGGAGTCCGTTCCATTGGGTGAGCTGAAGAAGCTGGCCGAAGACCGGATGCTCCTCTTTGACGAAGAGCTGATGACCTATGCCATGGGCAACTGCATCGCCATGGAAGATACCAATGGAAACCGGAAGCTGATGAAGAAGCGGTATGAGCAGAAAATCGACGCTGTGTCGGCTATGATGGATGCCTATATCGCTTACAAGCGGAATCCGGAAGCATTTGAATAAGAGAGGAGGATGTCATGGATTACCTTGACAAGCCTGACCCGCAAACTTTTATCGCTCACCATGGCATCAAAGGCCAGAAGTGGGGCGTTCGCCGTTTCCAGAATGCGGACGGTAGCTTGACAAAGGCTGGGAAAGAGCGATACAATGAACAAAACAGCTCCGATTCAAGTGATAACCACGAGAACCAAAAGTTTCATTTGACTGAAAAGCAGAAGAAATATTGCAAAACTGTTGCGATTGCCACAGGAGCCGCATTGGTCGCTTATGCTGGTTTTAAGCTTGCAGATAGTGGTGAATTGAATAGACTCTGCGAAAAAGCAAAAGAGTTGAGCCTTGGTGCTGACTATAAAAGCTTTTCAAGAAACGATTCTTTTACAGGTGAGATGAGCGTATCACAAGTAAAAGAGAGGTTCCTTAATCGCATTAACCCTGAGTATGGCAATTCTCTCGGAAGTTTCATGAATTGTAGGCGGTGTACTTTTGCCTATGAACTTTCAAGGCGTGGCTATGATGTGCAGGCGACTAAAACTCTTATTGGAACGGGTCAGGATGCAAACGGAATGAACCAAATGCTGTTTGTGCCACGATTCACGAAAAAAGAGTACAAGGAAGCTTGGAATGCATATACTCATGATTCTTCCATCTATGCCGCTAATAACTTTATAAAAAGGCTTACTGGTGGTTTTTCAGAGGACATACATCTTTCTAAGAAAAATGCCATCGGGGATGTGTATGACGCATTGAGCAAAATGCCTAATTCTGCAAGAGGCGAGTTATCCGTAACGTGGAATGGGCATAATGGCGGTCATAGTCTTGCTTGGGAAGTCATCAATAACAAGCCTGTTATTTTTGATTTCCAGACCCATAAGGTATATGAGACGCCCGATAAGTTTTCTGAAATTGCCAACATGTTCGACGGACTTAGTACCGCTACATCATGCCGACTTGATGATAAGGACCTAAATCTCGATCTTCTTCGGCGATGGGTAAAGCACAGCTAAATTTCTGGAGGCCTAATGATGAAAGAGCAAAGGTTTGATAAACAACCGCTTAATTCCGCAATCAAATTTAAGTCTACAAATATGCTTTTGGAAGAGTTTATTTCCGATTACTTCAAGCGACACCCAGAAGCAAAGCATACAAGTCAAGCTGAAAGAAGATTGAAACGAGAGTTCTATTTGTCTATACTGAAACGGAGCTTTCTACGCAAATCTTCAAGCAGTTTAGATAATTAAATCATTTACAATGCTCCGCAGACTTTGAACGGTCTGCGGAATTTTTTATGCCACGAAGGAGGTGATGAGTTCCGAATGGAAATGACAGTTGCCACGCGGCTTAAGCACGCATGGAATGCGTTTACGAATCGAGAGCCTTATGGGACCCGATTCTCGGTGGGGCCGAGCTACGGTTATCGTCCCGACCGTCCTCTTTTCAGCCGCGGAAATGAACGCTCGATCATTACCTCGGTCTATAACCGTATTGCGCTGGATGTCTCATCTATGACCGTTCAGCATGTGCGACTGGATGGCAGCGACCGATTCAAGGAGGTCATCGAGAGTGGGCTTAATAACTGTTTAACGGTAGAAGCCAATGTTGACCAGACCGGAAGGGCCTTTATGCAGGACATTGTTATGTCGATGCTGGACGAGGGCTGCGTTGCTATCATCCCTGTCGATACAAACTTTGATCCTGAGAAAACCGGCGGCATTGACATCGAGACGATGCGGACCGGCAAGATTCTTGAATGGTTCCCGCAGCATGTAAAGGTTCGCGTCTACAATGACCAGCGCGGTGAGAAAGAGGATATTCTTGTTCCCAAGAGTACCGTCGGCATTGTGGAGAATCCTTTCTATGCTGTCATGAATGAACCGAACTCTACGATGCAGCGGCTTATCCGAAAGCTGAACCTGCTGGACGCCATTGACGAGCAGAACAGTTCCGGAAAGCTGAACCTCATCATTCAGTTGCCGTATGTCATCAAGACAGAAGCACGTCGTCAACAGGCGGAATTGCGCCGACAAGATATCGAGAACCAGTTAGCCAGCTCCAAATACGGTGTTGCATACACTGACGGAACTGAGCATGTGGTCCAACTGAATCGCCCCGTCGAGAACAACCTGATGTCCCAGATCGAATACCTGACGAGTATGCTTTACAGCCAGTTAGGTTTGACCCAGGGCATTCTGGATGGCTCTGCCGATGACAAGACGATGCAGAACTACCTGACTCGAATCGTTGAGCCGATCCTCTCTGCCATCGTTGATGAAATCAAGAGGAAATTCCTCACCAAAACTGCTCGGTCGCAAAAGCAGTCCATCCTGTTCTTCCGAGATCCCTTCAAGCTGGTGCCTGTCGATAAGATCGCTGAGATGACTGACAAGTTCACCCGCAATGAGGTCATGACCTCGAATGAGATCCGGCAGAAGATCGGCATGAAGCCTTCTTCCGACCCAAAGGCGGACGAGCTGCGCAACAGCAATCTGAGCGCACCGGCGGAAAGCACGCCGGCATCAACACCGAAGGAGGACAACAATCAAAATGGAGAAGAAACTTAAGTACGACTTCAGCGGCTGGGCGACGCGCAACGACCTTGTGTGCAGTGATGGCCGCACCATTCGCCGTGATGCATTTGCGCATTGCGACGGAAAGACCGTCCCCCTCGTATGGAATCACCAGCACGACGACCCGACTAATATTCTTGGCCATGCGCTGCTGGAAAACCGCGAGGATGGCGTTTACGCTTACTGCACATTCAACGAAACTGCTGCCGGTAAGGCTGCTAAGCTGATCGTGCAGCATGGAGATGTGGATTCCCTGTCCATCTATGCCAACGGCCTGAAGCAGCAGGGCGGAAATGTGATGCATGGTGACATCAAAGAGCTGAGCCTTGTGGTCGCCGGTGCAAATCCCGGAGCATTCATCGACTTTGTCGATCTTGCTCATGGAGAGGGCGCTGAGCAGGAAGTCATCTTCTGCGCCAACGAACCTATCACGCTCGCCCATGCAGATGAAGGTAAAGCTGATGGCGACAAGAAAGACACCGGAGACGGCGACACCGTTGAAGATGTCATCAACAGCCTGACCGAAAAGCAGAAGACCGTTGTGGTTGCTCTGCTCGCCAATGCTATGGCCCACAGCGATTCTGACGACGACGATGGCGAAGAGAAGAAGGACGACGGCCACATCGAACATTCTGGCAAATCCGAAGGAGGAGATAAGACTATGAAACACAATGTTTTCGAGAAGCCTGAGGACAATCAGGCGACCACCCTGAGCCATTCCGCTCAGACTGAGATCATCGCCAGCGCCAAGCTCAAGAGCGTCGGCACTCTTCAGGGGGCTATGAAGCTCTACGCCGAGCAGCATAACGATACTCTGAAGCACGGTATCGACGACATCGAGGCCCTGTTCCCCGAGTATAAGGATCTGCGCACCGGCGCTCCTGAGCTCATCACCCGTGACCAGGGCTGGGTCAATGTGGTCATGAACAAGGTCCACAAGAGCCCTATCAGCCGTATCCGTACCCGCAACATGGATGCCCGCGGCGATGATATCCGCGCGCATGGTTACCAGAAGGGCAAGAAGAAGGTTCCTTCCGGCAACATGAAGCTGATGAAGCGCACCACCGATCCGCAGACCATCTACATCACTGATTCCATGCACCGCGATGACATCATCGACATCACCGATTTCGATGTGGTCGAGTACCAGTACGGTGTGATGCGTCAGACTCTGCTGGAAGAGGTCGCTACCGCTATCCTGATCGGTGACGGTCGCGATGAGGCGGATGAGCACAAGATCTCCGAGGAGCATGTCCGTTCTATCTGGAATGACGACGATCTCTACACCATCCACTATGATGTGGACATCGAGGCTGCCCGCAACGAGCTTCAGGGTACTGGCACCGCTTCCCGTTTCGGCGAGAACTACATCTACGCCGAGGCGATCATCACGGCTGCCCTTTACTCCCGCGAGAAGTTCAAGGGTACCGGCACTCCCGACTTCTTCTGCACGCCGCATCTGGTGAATGTGATGCTGCTGGCCCGCGATACCAATGGTCGTCGCATCTACAACTCCAAGGCTGATCTGGCTGCTGCGCTGAACATCAATGAGCTGCACACTGCTGAGCAGTTCGAGGGTCTGGCCCGCACCGACAAGACCGGCAAGAAGCATAACCTGCTGGGTATCTTCGTCAACCTGAGCGACTACACCGTCGGCTCTACCAAGGGCGGCGAGATCACCCGCTTCAACCAGTTCGACATCGACTTCAACCAGGAGAAGTACCTGATCGAGACTCGTCTGTCCGGCGCGCTGACCAGACTGTGGTCTGCTATCGCACTGGAAGAGCCCGTGAAGGCCTCTTCCGGCCAGACCGAGGATACCGGTCACGACGGCACCTAAGGGAGAAAATTCAAAATGGCAAAATTTTACGGACCGGTAGGCTATGCTGAAACGGTGGAAACGGCGCCTGGTGTATATGTGGAAAAGATCACGGAGCGGATGTACTTCGGAGACTTGACCCGTAACACCAGGCGTCTTCAGTCATCGGAAACGCTCAATGACGACATCAATGTTGCAAATGAGATCAGCATAGTCGCCGATCCGTTTGCCAACCAGAATTTCCACCGAATGCGGTATGTTGGCTTTATGGGGGCAAATTGGAAGATCTCCAATGTTGAAGTCCATTATCCAAGACTGATCCTGACGATCGGAGGTGTCTACAATGGAGAGACTGCTTCTTCAGAAGACGCTATCTGACATTCTTGGATGCCCCGACCGAGGCGAAAAGTGCCGTGTGTACTTTCAGCCTCCCGCCAGCAAGGAAATGATTTATGACTGCATCGTTTACGAGCGCAGCCGTATTGAACCTACTTTTGCTGACAATCAGCCCTATGCGCTTCACGACCGGTATCAGGTAACTGTGATTTACAGAAATCCTGACAGCGAGATCCCAAGCAAGATCGCGCTTCTTCCGATGTGCAGCCATGAACGCCACTATACCAAAGAAAACCTGAACCATGATGTGTTCAACCTATATTTCTAACCTTACAAGGAGGAAACAGCTATGAAGATCAAATGGGATGAAGTCGGCAAGCGTCTGTATGAGACCGGCGTCGACCACGGCGTTCTGTTCCCGATGGGCGAGGACAATGCATACGGCAAAGGCGTGCCCTGGTACGGCCTGAGCGCCGTTAACGAGAACCCCTCCGGCGGCGAGCCTAATGCCGTATGGGCGGACAACATCAAGTACCTGAACCTGATGAGTGCCGAGGACTTCGGCGCCACCATCGAGGCTTACACCTATCCCGATGAGTTCGAGGCCTGCAACGGCTGCGCTGAGATCGCCCCTGGCGTCACCATCGCCCAGCAGGATCGCAAGATGTTCGGCTTCTGCTATCGCACGCTGATCGGCAACGATACGGTTGGTACGAACTATGGCTACAAGCTCCATCTGGTGTACGGTGCGCAGGCTTCTCCCTCTGAGAAGAACAACCAGACCGTGAACGACAGCCCCGAGGCTGCCACCATGAGCTGGGAGATCAGCACCACGCCTGTGGATGTTCCCAATTTCAAGCCGACCGCGCATCTGGTCATCGACTCCACCAAGACCGACAAGGCCAAGCTCGCGAAGCTGGAGGAGATGCTGTACGGCACCGATGGCGACCAGGCCACCGAACCCACGCTTCCGATGCCCGAGAAGGCCATCGAGCTGATGAAGGCTGCCGGCTGATCCACGGTACAAGAACTTCTAAAGCGGGGCTCTCTTCACCGAGGGCTCCGCTTTCTTTAATTTTTGAAAGGAGAAAGCATCATGCTTAAGAAAACCATCGTTTATACCGACTACAACGGTACCACTCGCAAGGAGGATTTTTACTTCAACCTGACGCAGGCTGAGGTGACTGAGCTGGAGGTCTCCGTGGAGGGCGGTCTCGTTGAACAGATCAACCGCATCGTTGCGGCACAGAATGGCAAGGTCATCATTGAGACTTTCAAGGACATCATTCTGCGCGCTTACGGCGAGAAGTCTCCGGATGGCCGTCGATTCATCAAGAACCAGGAAGTCCGCGATGCCTTCGCTCAGACCGAGGCGTACAGCAACCTGTTCATGGAGCTGGCAACCGACGCTAAGGCTGCGAGCGAGTTCGTCAACGGCATCGTTCCTCCCAAGACGGAAAAGGCAGCCCCGGCCGATCAGAGTGCTGAGGCGCCGGCCGTTCCCGAAAACTGATGACAATGAGGACCGGCGATGCTGAAGATCACAGTGCCGGCTACCGAATTGTTTGACGGGGTCGGAAACTTTATCAACACCAAGGAGCAGACGCTCCAGTTGGAGCATTCGCTGGTCTCTCTTTCAAAATGGGAAGCCAAATGGCACAAGCCTTACTTGTCCCGCAAGGCGATGACCATAGAAGAGACGATCGACTACATCCGGTGCATGACACTGACACAGAATGTCGACCCGAATGTGTATAAAGCGATCACTCCATCGAATTTGAAGACGGTCACGGAGTACATTGACGCTCCGATGACCGCCACGACCATCTCCAATGCAAAGAAAAAGGGTGGAAGCCGTAAAATCGTCACGGCAGAGGTCATTTATTATTGGATGATCTCCTACGGTATCCCGTTTGAGTGTCAGAAATGGCATCTGAACCGACTGCTGACCCTTATCAATGTGTGTAATGTGGAGGGGTCGCCGCCTCAGAAGCTTTCGAGAGCGGAGGTTGCCGCGCAGTATAAAGCGCTGAACGCTGCCCGACGGAAGCAGTGGAATACAAGGGGGTAACACCATGACAGAAAAAGAACTGAGAGCCAAAGTGGTCTCGATCGCAGAGAAGTATCTCGGATGCAAGGAAAGCAATGGCTCGCATAGAAAAATCATCGACCTCTATAACAGTCACAAACCGCTTGCACGAGGCTACCCCGTGAAATACACAGACGCCTGGTGCGCAACTTTTGTGAGCGCTGTGTTTATTGAGGCCGGCTTGACAGAGATCGCGCCGACTGAATGCGGATGCGGAGCAATGATCAATCTTTATAAGAAGATCGGTCGTTGGGAAGAGAATGATGCCTATGTCCCCTCTCCGGGTGATGTTGTTATGTACGACTGGCAAGATAACGGCGTTGGTGATAATACCGGTGCCGCTGATCATGTCGGTATTGTGGCAAGTGTTTCCGGAAATTCCATCAAGGTCATCGAAGGAAATATGAGTGATGCCGTTGGGTACAGAACCTTGCGGGTGAATGGCAAATACATTCGAGGCTATTGCCTCCCCAAGTATTCTGCCAAAGCTGGTTCGACAGGTTCCAACACAACAACACCGCCGAGTAACGGCTCGGCAAGCAAGCCTGCAAGTGCTAAAAAGGCAACCGAGGCAGCAAGATCTTTCAATAAGACTTTGGCCGGTACTTATGTTGTCACGGCAAATGTTGGGCTGCATATCCGTAATGGTGCAGGAACCGGTAAGGCCAGTCTCACCGTACTTCCCAAAGGTACAAAAGTTGCAAACTATGGGTACTACACGCTTGTCGGCAATATAAAGTGGCTTTATGTTCAGGTCACTTACAATGGTGTCACATACACCGGATTTTGCAGTTCTCAGTATTTGAAGAAGTAAACAAGTGCAATTTGGAGGAAAACATGATCACGTTCAGACAAAAGGGCGACTTCTCCAAGCTGACGAGGTTTTTGGAGAGAGCCAAAGAAACGGTGCATCTCGGAGACCTCGATCAGTATGGCCGAGCCGGAGTGGCCGCTCTTGCGTCTGCAACGCCTGTTGACTCTGGAGAAACGGCTAAATCGTGGTATTACGAGATCACGAACAAGAAGGGTTTTGTGAGTATCTCGTTTCACAATTCAAATATTCAAAATGGAGTTCCCATCGCCATCATTTTGCAGTATGGACATGGAACTGGAACCGGCGGCTGGGTAGCGGGACGTGATTACATCAATCCTGCTATCCGGCCTATTTTTGATCAAATCGCAAATGACGCATGGAAGGAGGTCACGAAGACATGAGCACAACGATCGACGAGAGAGTTGTTGAAATGCGATTCGACAATCGTCAATTCGAGGCGGGTGTGAAGACAAGTTTGTCCACGCTCGACAAACTCAAAGAGGGTTTGGATCTGGACGGTGCGGCTAAAGGTCTGAAGGGCCTTAGCGACGCAGCTAAAAAGTGCGACCTTTCGACCCTTAGCAATTCCGTCGAGACTGTTCGGATGAAATTCTCGGCGCTCGAAGTCATGGCGGTGACCGCCCTTTCAAACATTACCAACTCGGTCATCAATACCGGAAAACGGATGATCGAATCGTTTACATTGGAGCCTCCCAAACAAGGCTTTGACGAATACGAGCTCAAGATGGGCTCTATTCAGACGATCATGATGAGCACCGGCGCATCGTTAGAGGAGGTCAACAAGTATCTTCAGGAGCTGAACACCTACTCCGATAAGACAATTTACTCTTTCCAGGATATGACCTCCAATATCGGTAAGTTCACGAATGCCGGCGTCGGCCTTGAGGATGCTGTTATGGCTATTCAGGGTGTGTCGAATGTGGCTGCCGTATCCGGTGCAAATGCAAACGAGGCTTCCCGTGCGATGTATAACTTTGCGCAGGCCTTGTCCGCAGGATATGTCAAGTTGATCGACTGGAAATCCATTGAAAACGCGAACATGGCAACGGTGGAATTCAAGACGCAGCTTTTGGAGTCGGCTGTTGCGTGTGGAACTTTGACGAAAACCGCAGACGGAATGTATAAGACCGTCAAGGGAAATGTCATCGACGCCACACATAACTTTAACGATTCTTTGCAGGATCAGTGGATGACGACGGAAGCTCTTGTCGGCACACTTCGTAATTATGCTGATGAAACGACCGACATCGGTAAGAAGGCATTCGCTGCTGCACAGGATGTTAAGACATTCTCACAGTTGATAGACACCCTAAAGGAAGCTGCGGGCTCCGGCTGGGCGAATACCTGGGAAATCCTCTTTGGTGACTTTGAGGAAGCCAAGGAATTGTGGACTGGTCTTAGTCAGGCAATCGGCGGATTTATTGATACGCAGTCTGATGCTCGGAATTCGGTGCTTCAGGGATGGAAAGACCTTGGAGGCAGAACCGAGCTGATCGAGTCTCTCAAGAACACGCTCAAGGGGATCGGGACAGTTATCAAGCCGATCACAGAAGCCTTTCGTGATATTTTTCCGCCAACTACTGCGGAACAGCTTCATAATCTGACGGAAGGACTGCTGAAGTTCACAGAAAAGCTGACGCTTAGTGACACTGCTTCCGAAAACCTGAAGAGCACCTTTAAGGGTCTATTCGCCATTCTTGATATTTGCAAGCGGGCAATCGGTGCAATTCTTGGTCCGGTCGGTTCTCTTCTTGGAAAAGTGACCGGCTTAGGCGGCGGTGTTCTCGGCGTGACCGGCTCTATTGGAGAATGGCTCGCCAAGCTTGACGAAGCGATCAAGAAGAATGATACCTTTGGCAAAGGCATTGAGAAGATCTCTGACTTTGTGAGCGGTGCTGTCACGGCCATCAAGAATTTTGCCGAGTCTGTTCGTGAATACCTCGGCCTGCCGACGCTGGACGAAGCAAAGGAGTCTATGAAAGAACTCTTTGGTACTGCCAAAGAGAAGATCCAGATTCCGGGACTGGAACTTCTGCACACAATCTTGGAGAAGCTGAAAGAGCGTGCCGGTCAGGTCAAAGACGCTATTGTTGGGCTGAAAGATGGCATCTCCGATGCGTTTTCTAAGATTGGCGGAAATACCGATGTGTCGAAATTCGCCGCATTGATTCAAGCACTATCCATCGCTGCTAAGAAAATTGGCGGTGGTATTTTCGATGCGGTCGGCAACGGCATCAATAAGATCATAACTGCGGTGAGTAACGCTGATTTTAGCGGAATCATCGACCTACTGAACGGAATTTCTATCGGCGGTATTGCAATTGCCATAACCAAATTCACCAATAGTTTGACGAAGCCCTTTGACGAGGTCGGAGGTCTTCTTGACAATGTGAAGGGAATCCTGGATGGGGTTCGTGGATGCTTTGAGGCATATCAGACGCAGTTAAAAGCCGGAACTTTGCTGAAAATAGCAAGCGCTATTGCGATTCTGGCAGCATCTATCGTCGCGATTTCTCTTATTGATAGTGAGAAGTTATCTGCGTCACTGGGAGCTATTACGGTTCTCTTTGCTGAACTGATGGCATCCATGTCGGTCTTTACCAAAATCAGCGGAGATGTTAAAGGTGCGGTGAAGAGTTCGACGGTGATGCTCGCCATGTCGACATCTATCCTGATCCTTGCATCAGCTCTGAAAAAGATCGGTGACTTGGATGGCGGACAGCTTGCCAAAGGTGTTGCCGGTGTGACGGCCTTAATGGCGGCGATGGTCGGTGCGGTGAAGCTGCTTAACATGAGCGGCGGTTCTTCGATGAAGGGCGCGACACAGATGGTTCTCTTTGCGGCTTCCATCAAGATCCTTGCATCGGTCTGCACAGACCTTGCAACGCTTGAATGGAATGGGCTTGTAAAAGGGCTGACCGGTGTCGGTGTGCTGCTGGCGGAAGTCTCACTCTTTATGAACACCGCAAAGTTCAGTGGAAAGTCTTTGACAACAGCGGCGGGCATCGTCATTCTTGCCTCGGCAATCAAAATTCTGGCATCCGCCTGTAAGGATCTCGGTAGTCTCGATTTCGGACAGCTTGTGAAGGGGCTTGGCTCCATTGGTGTTCTTCTGGCGGAGATCACGGTCTTTACCAAGTTGACTGGCGATGCAAAGGGTCTGGTGTCCACCGGGATCGCAATGATCGGTATTGGCGCTGCTATGAAGATCTTTGCTTCCGCGATGGGCGACTTCGGAAACCTTGACTG